TTATTTCTTTTTTCCGTAATCAAAAGCAAGCCCAAATAACAATCCGATACCAATACCCATCGCAAAGTTATGAAAAATAATGCCAAAGGCAACTCCTAAGCACAAACCTGTTCCAATTCCTAACCCCATATTACCTTTTTTCATAAGCTGTTCCTCTCTTTACGAAAATTATATCATAATAATGGCAAAAGAAAAACGCCCCGGAGGGCGAAGGATTATTAACTGATCAATTTCAAAAGTTCTACTTCTTTTTTATTCGTAGATGGGTCGTACTTAATTTTTCTTAAAGCTCTAAATTTCACACCATCAGTAAATGCCTTCTGATGAAATATTGAAATATCTCTATCTATGAGTTCAAAAGGATACTCCCCAGGATTCATATCATTTCCTTTACCAATATTTATCCTTCCTGTACAAGTTTTTTCGTTAGCAGATATAATCCTTCCAACAATTTCAACCGTGTCATCTTCGTATGAAGAGCTTACTTTAAAATTCTCTCTAGTTTCATCATCGAATTTAATAACAGGATTAGATTTATTGTCTTCAATTGTTACAGATTCAACTTCTCCATCGTTTGTAGGAAGCTTCGCTAAAGAAGAAAAATTGCTCTGAGCCTTTTCTGCAAGGTCTAAAGATTTTTCAGGTATAGTTATATTTATTTCGTTGCCGCTACCGCTAGTGACAACTACAATACCATTTTCTGAATTATTTATTGTCATTGGTACACCTTTTTTAGACGAATTATTTCTTAATTTTAGGAATTCAAACGCTCCTTTTGTGATATCAATTACATTTTTTACATCAACTTGCTGAAAAAGTTGTAATGCTGTTCCTATTACGCCTACATCAATTCCACCCAAGAAGGATCCGTCTTCAACAGTTCTTAATTTTATTTGTAAATTTGTTCTGTTTTCTTTTGTTAGTGTTGGCTCATTAATTGTCACAAGATATGCTTTTTCAATGATTTTTCCAAACTCATCCAATGATTTAGCAACAGTCCTTAAATCATAACCAGTTTCTTTATTAAAACTTTTACCTTTGATTCTGAAATTAATTCTTTCAACAGAACCTTCGCAAACCTCATTGGTATCATTTTGCATCACTAAACATCCTAGTCCATTTCATTATTATTAATAATTATACCATATAATTTCAAACAAAAACACCCGCCGAAGCGGGGTTTAATTTATTTTCTATACCTAAAGTAACTCATTGCACTGAAGCTTAACCCGATACAAATACCAAGAGCCATATTATGAATGATATAGCCGTATGATAATCCTATAAATAGTCCTAATATAACACCTATTACTGCCTTCTTTTTCAAATTCTTCATAAATCTCATCCTATTCCGTGTATGATAATAATCTCGATTATATTATATAACAGTTAGTGCAATTATAAAATCGTACTAAAGTATGATTTTTGAAATAGACACAATAAGAAAATCCCGCCGAAGCGGGGGTGATTTTACACTTTTGTTAATTTTTCAACTCGCTCTTTTATTAAATCTCTAGTTTTTCTGAACTCTTCTAAAATTTCTTCATTTGTTCCTTTTGCTCGAGCTGGATCTTGTAAATCCCAATGTTCGTGGTTTACTCCTTTAGGAATCATTGGACATTTATCTAATGCATCTCCACATAGAGTAATAATTAAATCACAACAATTAAAGTAATCTATATCAATAAGTTCAGATTTCTGTTGAGAAATATCAATATCTTCTTCTGCCATAACTTGTACAGCTTTTGGATTTAATCCATGAGTTTCTATACCTGCAGATTTCACTTCCCAATCTTTTAATAATTTATGCCCATATCCTTCCGCAATTTGTGAGCGGCAAGAGTTCCCAGTACAAAGAAAGTAAATTTTTCTCATAATATATTCCCTTACTAAATTTTCTTAATATATTATACCTTAATTTATGATTTACCATAACAAAAAGCCCTGACCGAAGTCAGGTATAATTTTTAATAATTTAGGGTTTGACCAGCATAAATCAAATTAGGATTTGAAATACCGTTCATTGAAACTAGACTTTGAACTGTTGTTCCTAAACGACTGGCAATTGATGAAAGATTATCGCCTGAGCGTACGGTGTAAGTTCGTGATTTAGTCCCAGATTGACCGCCTGTGAAACGGATAACCTGACCGGTGTAAATCATGTTCGGATTAGATAAACTATTCTGACGTGCTAATTCTTGCCAGTTCGTGCCCCAATTTGAAGCAATTCCACTCAAAGTATCGCCTGATTGAACAATGTGAGTTTGAGTATTCCCAGTTGAGTTACTTCCGCCTGTATCCAACGCTTGAACATCACTTGCCGCAACCCAGCTCATAATGTTATCAAGCAAGACTTTATTGTCAGATTTTTGAAGGACTTTATAGGAGTTTTCCTTAACCCATTTTGGTATTGTTTGACCTGTTGAGTAATTCGTTGCACTAAACTTGATTGTAACAGTCATGCCCTCTTGGATTTCACTTGGTGTCACTTCGTTGGCATCTTTACCATCATCAGTGGCTGGTGTGTCAGTATCTGGTTTAGTTGCGTTTCCGTTCTCATAACCTTTGTCAGTGATTCCAGTTAAGTCAACATTCCCGTCAAGTCCGCCAGCAACATAAGTCGATGTGAACTGGAATACTGAAATTCCATCCATACTTGGGAAAAAGCTATAGTTTGGAGCTGGAGTCACTTCATAGTTTGGATATTCTGCAATCCATAATGAATTTGGAAACTCTTTGATAATTCTCTTATAGTCGACATGCTTCAATGTGTAAGGCTTGTAAGAGTAATACATTGGAGTATATCCTGCAGCTTTTACACGTCGCATTCCGTAAAGAATCGCATCAGTATTTGTTTGGATTTCCCAAGGTGTACTTGCATAAATTGGTTTTCCGTTGCTGTCGTATCCTGTCAGAATTGATGCCGCAGCTCCACTTTCATAATCCAAAGCTACAATAGAGTTTTTAGGAGTTTGAATTCGTGGCAAATAACGGTCAAGTGCTGCTTTTGCGACTGCTTGCGAATTTCCGACTTCGAAATAAATGTAAGTGTGCGCTCGTTTGCCCTGAGCAATTGCGGATGCAACTTGCGTTGAATAAGTCGCTTGGTCTGCAAATGAACCATGATAAGTTCCGCCAATTTGAACAATCGCAAACTTATCATGGTCATAACCAAAGTTCCCGTAATCTCCGTTATATTTTGACCAGTCCACCCCTTGGTCACCGACAGTCGCAAACACTGGTCCACTTGCTGCGACAACAAAGAAAGCTACCATTCCAATGGCAGCTTTTTTAATTACTTTTTTCATTTATTTTCCTCCGTATCATTTGGCTGGTTATTATATTTAACAGCACTTACTCCAGCCAATGTTCCCAAGAATACCGTGAATGCATTCAAAGTAATGATAGCTAAATCAGTTCCACCCCAACCGTAAGCTTTACCAATTACTCCAATAAAAACGCTTAGTGCTGGTAGGGCTGTTAAAACAGTCCATTTGATAACGTTGTAAAACTTGTTATTAAAAATCATTTTCCACTCCTTTTTAAAATTTAGTTAAAAAATAAATAACAATTGAAATCCCAAGGCCAATCATATAGCCCCAAGCCCACTTGTTATTTGCTTTTATTTCTTTAATATCATCTGCATTATTCAAAGCGATTAAATGAGCCTGTTCAGCTTTTTCCCTAATTGACTCATAATTATCAAGCTTTGTTTCTATTCTGGCCAACCGTTCAAGAACTTCTTGCCATGCTTTTTCCTCCATAACCCCTTCTTTCTACTTTATTTCAAAAAGTACATCGCAGTACCCCGTGGTGCGCCAGTAGCTCCAGAAGCACCCCACCACTTTACTCGGCCATCTGTTTCCAAATCAACGTGGAATGCTAAAGTGCCTGATGCAAAGTGACCAATCAATTCTTTAATTCCATCTGGCCGCCACTGTTCCGGTACCGCTGTTGAAAAATATGTACCGCTATTAATAGCAGTTAAAGACCCTGAAAAACGAACTAGAACAAATTCTCCTTTACGCTGAAAATTCAGCGACAGACCGTTACCAATATTTACCGTTTCAGAAATCGTTGTTACTTCAAAATCAGTTAATTTTACTTTCCCAGAATCATCAGCCATTACAGTTTTTGACCAAGGGCTAAAAGTAGGAGTGCTGCCAGAACGAGAACGACTGTAAATTTGTGACACAGTTTTTGAATCATATACTATCAGTTCTTGAACTACTGAAGTCGTTGTTCCGCTGACTGTTAAATAGGCATATATAGTTGTACCAGAACGTTCAGAAGGTACATTAATAATATCTGTTCCGCCAGTAAGTCCTCCAAGTCGGTAAGTACCAATATCAATTACATTATCCAAATCAGTTCCACTTGCTAGGTTCCCTTTGTTTGCGATAACTTTATTTGATAAATCTGTCAGTTTAGAATCAGACTCCGTTTTTGTATAAGCTCCGACCTGAGAAGCTGTTACTGCATGGGGGTTAGCCTTATTGTTGACATGAGAATCAAAATCAGTTTTTGCCGCTTGTTGAATATTATCAACTTTATCAAGACCGATTTGTGCTGCAGTAACCTTATGTGGGTTAGAGTTATCACTTGTATGAGAATCAAACTCTACTTTTGAAGCTTGTTTAACATTATCAACCTTATCGAGCCCTACTTGTGCGGCTGTAACTTTGTGAGGGTTATTTTTATCTGCAAGATGCGAAGCAAGATTAGCATCGTTATCACCAATACCAGTTTCCATATGGTTCATACGATTGTCAGTAACAACCGCACCATTTTCGATATTCTCTTCTTCAGTTTTTAGTTCATCATACTTATTCCAGGTTTGCTTATCATAACTCATTATTTGCCAACCTCCTTAGAATTTTCTTGCTCGTAAGTTTCAACTAATACTGATAATTTAGCGTTATCAAACTCTAGTTGAGTAATTTTAGATAGTAGGTTGTTAATCAATTTTTCTGCATCAATTTCTTTATTCATGCTTCCTCCTCTTTAAAGTTTTGTTCTTCAATTTCTTTTATTTCTTCAAACTTCATATCAGTCAAAGTCAAGCGGTCATTTTCATAACCTCTCCTTTTACCTTTGATTTCCCATGTAAAAGGTAGATTAGGAACAGATGATTGCACTTTGAAACTTGTTTTATCTCTGGATGTAACACAAACAGAACCTTCACTATAACTTTGCAAAAACACTTGATATTCATAATCTGTATTTATAACGTCAGAAAAATGTTCTTCAATAGGAACAATAACTGTGCAATCTTCACCTGTTTCTGCCGTTCCAATATCACCTAAGTATGACTCAGCCGTTTCATAGGCTGGAGTTAATCTAAGCCCGTCTCTTGTGACATGAGCAGCATTTTTAGAACCAATTACACTTAAACTACCGTTAACACTAAGATTTCCGCCAATATTAGTAAATTGGCCAATTTTAACATTACTTAAAATGTTTAAAGCGCTTGATACAGCAGTTATTGCTCCATTGTTATCTCCTGATAGGTAAGTTGCATTACTTCCTATTTTAAAGCCAGTCACCCCCACTCTTAAATTGGGACGATTGTCACCACTAGATTGATATTCAAAGTTTGTTGGAGTATATGAAAGCGAATTATTATCCCCTGTTATTTGCAAGCGATCTAAATCTGCAGAACATGACATAGTATTCCCAACGGCTGAAAAATGTAAGAAATCTTTATCCGTTTTCTGACTATAAATGGATAAAGAACCAGAATCAGAAACATCAAGTCGAACATTCCCTTCTTTCAAATTAATTAATGTGGTGTAAAATTTAAAAATTTCTTTGCCATCGCTATTTCTTATCCAAGTAATTGCTCCATTATCCTGAAGCATTGAAAAATCATCTCCCGCAGAAGTAATTTTAGAACCCTTTATTTTTACCCCTTCTATATCAACAGCTGTCAAAGTTCCAGTTGATATACTTGAAGCATTTAAATTAATGATGTTTACATCTGAAGCGTTAATAGTTCCAGCGGTCAGTTTTGAAGCACTCAAATTCCCAATCATAGCATCTTGAATAATGGCATCATCTATTCGAGTTTGATTAGTTAACCAAATTTTTGCACCCGTAATTTTTAGCCACTCTTTACCATCCATTTCTTGTGATAAATTGATTGTTTTGACAATTTCATCAGATGGAACGGAATTATCAATTTTTTCCTGAATTTCATCAGATAATCTTGTAGAGGTAGTCATTACCCAATCGTAAGTTCCATCCGCAAGTTTTGTATAAATCCATATTTCATCATCTGGGCCATTCTTTTTGAACCAAATATCTCCTTCTTTGGGATAAGGAGGTTCTTCTGTTCCGTCATAAACTGAATTTTTACCCGCTGCATCAACACGAGAATTAATCTCTTTAATAATTTGATTAAGCGGTGGGGAATAAGCTGAGACTGTTTGAGCTGAAGAGTTAGTATTAGCTGAACTAGTTGCTGTCAGTCCTCCCTTAAAAGTTAGGGTGTAACTTAAATTGGGAGTTTTAAACGGTGTGCCATCTCTATCAGTGAGTGTTAACCAATCGCCTGTTTCTAGTGCTGGATTCCCCCTCCAATTTAAAGTAAAAGGATAAAAGTTGATATTTTTTACTTTCTGATAAATATCATCAAGTAAACTTTGAGTCATTACTTTATTTTCTAAAACAATTTGTGGACCAGTATTACTACCCGCTAAATATGTGTCTTGTTCATTTCCACTTTCGCTTTGAACAGGTACTGTACAAGAGATACCTCCAATTTTGTACATTAATTCATTTTTTGTTAGACCCTTTTGAAAATATTCTGCTGGTGAAACTGCAAACTTAGGGTCAATTAACTGCATGATTTCCAATTGATTTGTCCGGCTAAACCTTGCATAACCTGCTTCAAACTGAGCGATTAAACCTATTGCTTGTCTGAGTGTATAGCCCTCAGGTTTTCTTATTTTTTGGGTGCTAATCATTGAAAAGTTGGTTTCATTAATGACGGAACCGCTTTTGTTAGCAATCTCTAAAGCTATATCTCGAATAGAAGCAGGGTAGGTCAGTTCAGAAACATACTCATTTTCTAAAAAAACAAAACGATCACTCGCTTCAAGTGTCGTTTTATTCTCGTTTCTATCTGGGTCACACTTAGTGACATAAAAAGTTCCAATGGAGACATATTCATAAACCGTTGGTTTATAATGAATCAATTTAGCATAACCCACTCTTGCACTTCCAACCTTTTCAGGCGGGATATTATCATAATGATAATCTGCATCATAAGTTGCTATTCCAACTTCCACAGTGACTTCTGTTAACTCTTTAATATTTTCAAGTATTGAACAAAATTCTATTTTTATAGAATTTGAAAATGTTGAACCTATTTGAAATGTTTCACCAGAAATAGAGCCACCACTGTATACCCAACTATTGATATCGTTTTTTGTAAAAACTTTATCGCCAACTTTTATTCGAGTCTCAAATCTTCGATTCTCTGCTTTCATAGCATTGTTAAAATCATCTGAGACAGTAAGCATTTCTTATCCTCCTATTTTTCTATCAGGTTTACAGATAAGTTTTCCCACTTCATTGCTTTAAACTTATCATTCCATGAGTAAGAAGGCATTGTAGAATCCCCAGCATAAAAAGTTTTACTTCTTTGTCTTCCGATTTGTGGGTCTGGATAGATTACTACGAAGAACGGTTGATTAATTCTTTGCAAAATATCAGACACTTCCGAGTCACTCAAAGGACCCCACTTAATGTTTAATTTAGTTTTTTGAGCAATAACGTCTCTTACCATTTCTCCATTTGCATTTCTCCCTGAGGAGTCAGCGTCGATTGTTGAAATACTGACGCTGAATTCTTTAGGAGTTTTTACCGTCACTCCATTAAATTGTAATTCGGTAGACATAATCCCTCCTTCTAAATATTAAGCTCAGTGTACCCAAGCTGTTGATGGTATTTATTGATTTCTGAAACTGCAATTCGTCCAAACTCTCTACCGCCGATATTTATGACAATATCTCCATTTGAAGTTTGGCTAGTTTGTGCTCCTAAAGATTGAACAAGCAACATGATGGCACTTGTTAATGAACCATTCATATTTGCCAAACCATAGCTTGAAACATCTTGACCTCCACCAAAGCTTCCAGAATTACTGTAATCAGTCGGTTTGTCTGTGAACATTTCAGGCAACTGCAAAGTTTCAAATGATTTGAAATCGCTGATAGAATTATATGGATTATATTTAGCAGGAACAACCATTTCTCCTTCATGAATCATTGCTAACTGATCTTCAGGAACATATGGCGTGCCTTTTGCATATCCGTGTCCATGACCAATCACTTGAAGCATACCAGGGTCACCATAACGGCCCAATGCATAATGAATTGCAGCAAGTGCATTATCATACCCGTTAAAGATATTTCCATGACCTGGGAATTTATTTGCATTGAACGTGGCCGAGATGGTTTGTAACAATCCTTTGGCCAAGTCACCAGTAATCGTATTAATGTCAGTATATCCACCTTGGACGGCTTTCTCATTACCTCCTGATTCGCTTTGTACTTGTCTTAGCCAAGCATTGACATAGTTTTCAGAAGTTGATACACCGTTCATTGATAGAGCTTTTTTAATAACTGGTCGCCAACGTTCGACACCAGTACCAGATGGGCTTTCTGAACCTTCTGAGAATGCCTTCTCAATCATTCCCATCGCTCCATTAGCTATAGTAGATATCCCACCAGTCGCAATAGATAACGCAGGTTCAACTGCTTGAGAAAGATTAGTAAACTTACTTATTGCAATGTTTAAAATCTTTTCTGGATGAGTGGCATAGTCCCAAATATCGCCAACCATTTCTTTGGCTTGATTCCATTTCTCACCCATCCAATTACCGATACCATTTGCATAAGCAGGCATTCCTGACATTGCTTTTACAGTTTTAGCACCGCTCAGTACTTGGGTTCCTTTTGGTAAATCAACCATGAGGTTTCTCACTTTAGGGAATAGCCCAGTTTTACCATCAGGTGTTCGATACATTTCTTGCCATTGGCTACCTGAACCATCATTTACTAATGCTGGTCCTCCTGGGTGACCGTCAGTACCGTTAGCATATCTTGGTACACTCCAGTGACCTAATCTATTACCAGAACCAACTTTACCGAGAACCCAGTTAATACCATCGATTACCCCATTAACTGCACTACCAATAACTCCAGCAATACCATTCCCGATTGCGGCTGCACCTCTTCTGACTGCATTTACTCCGCTTTCAAGACCTGAGCCAATCTTTCTTCCCATATCGGAAGCCCACGAAGCAACACTGTCAAATGCACTTTTGGCTGTAGATTTAATAGAGTTTGCGTAACCACCCATTCTATCTTTCATATTAGACCAGGCGTTTGAAGCGTTGTTGGCAGCATTACTGGCAGCATTTGAAACAGAACTTCTTACATTTTCCCAAGTGGTTGAGGTGCCGCTCTTTATCTCATTCCACTTACTTGATACTTTCGAACCAATAGAATCCGCTGCACTGTGTACCGCTGTTTTAGTATCATTCCATTTTGAAGAAGTCCAATTTTTCACATTGTCCCAAGCATCTGATGTACCTTTTTTAACTTCAGACCATTTTGTAGAAACTTTTGTACCGATGGAGTCAGCAGTATCGCTTATGGATTTTTTGGCATCATTCCATTTATCAGATGTCCATTTTTTAACATTATCCCAAGTATCTGATGTTGTCTTAGATATATCAGACCATCTATCACTAACCCATTTCTTAGCACCGTCTACCGCACCACCTATAGCATTACTGATATTCCCCCAAATAGCTTTTGAAGTGTCCAGTATCTCTTGTGTTTTATCAGAAATAGTTTTTTTAATATCTCCCCAAATTCCACCAATTAATTCTGAAACGCCACCAATGAGGCTTGATATCCCATTTAATAGACCTTGAATTAAGAAACTTCCTATTTCAGCAAATACAGTAGAGGGTGAATGAATTCCAAATAATGATTTAACACCATTTACTATTGGATCCACAAGATTTTCTTGCAACCATGCACCAATGTTTTTTAAACTATCTCCAATACCTTTGAGTAAGCCGTCAATGAGATCTGTTCCCATTTTTATTGCAGATTGTAAAAAGTTTTTATTTTTGGCCAACCAGTCACCTAAGCCATTTAGGACGTCGGCTATATTTTGCAACCCATCAACTATATTTGTACCAACCCATTTACCAAGAGGTTGCAAGAATTTTTCCCAAAACCATATAAATAAAGGTTTTAAAACCTCAATTACACCATTAATAACTTTTAAGGCACCAGCTAAAGCATCAAGAAATACAGGAAGTACATCTTCTATTGTAAATTTAGCAAGTGGTAACAAAACATTCTTGTATAACCACTCTAAACCAGCACCGATATTATCAGTTAGGGGTTCTAAGTTCTTTAATAAATTCTCTATTCCCTTAAGTAATGGAGAAAAATCTAATTTCTTAGCCCAATCGGCTGTAGCCTTAGTCATGTTATTTAGATGACCTAGTAACTTATTAACTATTTTAAGGATATCAGAAAATATTTTCTTACCAGTATCCCCCTTTTCCCACGCCTTTTTAAACTGCTCTGCAAGATTACCGACTGTGTTATTAATATTGGTAAAAATCTCAAGGAGGTTTGCTGCTATTTCTTTACCAGTTCCATCATTCCATGCTTCTCTAAATGATTTAGCGATTGAATGAAGTAATTCTAATATTCTGTTCAGCCCATCAAATAGCGATTGGATTAAGGCAGTTCCTCTACCATCTTCGTTCCAGGCTTCTTTAAATGCTTTGGCTATATCACCAATGATGTTAAGCACATCCGCAAGTAAAATTAGTAGATTTTCAATGAATTTTTGGCCAGTGCCATTTGTCCAGACTTCCATAAAGGATTTTCCGATAGCACTTGCTAAACCGATAACTTCTCCAAGTGCATATTTCCACGCATCAATAACCTTTTGACCTTGGTTTTTCCATGCATCTTGGAAAGGTTTGAAGAAGTCTTTAAGTAAGGCTTGCATATCCTTCATCCATTTAGGAGTTGAATAATTACCAGTAGCAGCCCCAAAATCAATACCTGGAGCTTTTGTATCTTGCCCTTTGTCAGTGTCATCATCAGTTTTATCTTGCAAACCAATACGATTAATTTCATCAAAGCCCATAAGCGATCGTTGAAGCTTATCAACTTTTTTCTGTGCTTTAGTCGCTGATGAACCTGTATCATTCATTGCCTGAACATTATTATAAAGACCCTCAGCTCCTTTTTTAGAAGCTTGGTAAGTTGTACCAAACAACTGAGAAATGAACGCTGCAAGCTGTCCTGTCAACGTAGCAATAGCGCTCATCATAGCATTAATTGCAGGTAAGATGGCTGTATAAATAGGGTAGAACGCAGTCATTAAATTAACTTTAATCTGATTAAGTGAATTTGAAAACTGATCATTTGTCTTTAAAGCACTCATCATTCCGCCAGCTAATTTACTTATTGCTCCACCAATTAATTGATAAACAATTAATGAAGGCAACAAATATTTCATAGACTGAAGAAAAGCATTGTTACCCATAGACATACTACGGGTGCCTTGTGTAACTTTATTTGAATTTCTCGAAAAGAGATTTCCAAATTTATCCAATATCCCAAATGAATTTTTCAATCCATTTCCAATTCCTCCAGCACCGTGAGAAATGGAGTTTGACATGCGGTTGAAGACTCCGCCATATTTAGAAACAGCACGTTCAGATTGTTTCAATCCTGAACCTGTCATGCTAGCTCCAGCTGCAGCTGTTCCAGTTGCCATTGACGATTGACTAAGAACTGAATTAATTCGTCCTATTGCCTTTCTTAATGATTCTGCACGCTCTTCTGTTCTTTGATATTCTTTTTGAAGAACATCGTTACTACTTGCTAACTTCTGCATTTTGTCAGACTGTGCTTGTATTTTTTGAGCAGTTTTCAATGAATCAGGAGTATCAACATTTTTAAAGCCTTTGTCAAAACTTCCGACTGGTTTTAGTTGATATTGATATTCCTTTTGTAAAGCTCGAACACTTTCACGCATTGTGTAGTATTTTGCTTCATTGGCATCCATTACTTTTGCAATTCGCTCTAAAGACGAAGGCACTGCATCAAACTCAGTCTTCATTGATCGAGCAAGACTTTTTGCTTGGTCTTGGTACTTAACCATTGATGCCTGAGCCCGTGCAATCTGGTCATCATATTTGACCGTTTGACCGCCATCTCCTTTTGCTGAAGAACTTTGACGCTGTGATTTAAGATAAGCCACTTTTTCTTGAGCGGCTTTAGCTTGACCCATTTTTGCATTAATTTCATTTAGCATGGCATCAATTTCTTTTGATACTTTAGGACGTGCTTTCTTAAATCCAGTAGATAAATTATCTCCAATACTTTCTGATGACTTCTTAGAAGAACTTTCAAGATGTCCCATTATCTTTTCAAAAGTTTGATTCATTTTTTCTAACTGTTTGCCAAATTGTGTTGCACCTTTATCAATATTCAGATTATCTTCGGTCTTTTTCATAGACTTCCCAGTGATATTTTCAAACTTTGACATAATTGCTTCTACACGAGGTAAAACTTTACTAAGCGCTTCATCCATTTTTGCAGTATTTGCATCAAACAGTATCTCTAGCGTTTCTAATTCCATATTTCTCACCTCCTTTTCTATTCAATATTTTTTAATTTTTCTTTTGACTTTTTCTTTTACGAGTTTCCTGAATTAACATTGCATTTTGTCGCATGATTTCTTGGTCAGTAAGCATCGCTTTTTTCTTCTCTTCTTCCTCAGATACAGCTTGCACTACTTCTTCCTTGAGTTGATTCAAGAAAGGGTAGGCATCTTCATATTTAGGGAAATTCTTCGGATCATTGAAAGCATAGATACCAAGCCTTTGTTGAGTATAATCAAACATCGCTTTTTCTTTTAGCTCGTTCTCATGCCTTTTTTTATTTGCTTCTACTTGGACCATAATTTCATCAAAAGTCATCGCCCAAAAATCTGTAGAAGAAATACCAGCTTCAACTGCCTGAGGGTATAAATCCTCAAGCATGCTGGATAAATCGTTGTAGGTTTTTAAAGGAGTTCGCTTGGTGCTTCTGGTTCGTTGTCCAGAGATTCCCCATTTGTCGCTTCGTTCTCCTTCTTGTCCTTGCCGAAAAAACCCGCTTCATCAAGCAATTCTTGAATAGCATTGAACAAATCAAAAGTAGTGTTTCCTGCTTCAACAAAACGTTCAAAAGCGTTAACTAAATCTGAATCAGAAACTCGGCTTGTTTGGTTTGCGCCTTGAAGGACTACCAATAATTTGTTTGTAGCTGGCAATTTAAAACCACCTTGACCATTTACAAAAAGTCCCATGAGTGATTCGTCCAAGCGTTTTTCAATCGCAATAATAGATTTACCATCCAAGCGTAATTGAAGATTTAAGCCACCAAATTCAAATTGTTTAGTTCCAGGAAGTTTTACGATATTTTCTTTTGCCATTTTTGTTTCTCCGATTTCTATATTTATAAAAAATAAAAAGGCTAGCCACTCTGACTAACCTTTAATTGCTAAATTATTGACCACTACCAGCTGGTGTAGATACTGGTGTAAAGTCAGGACCTGCCGATACAACAACTACTAAGTTAAATCCAAGCGCTTGGTTGACTTCAACACCGTCAAATTTATAAGATGGTTGTCCTGTGAATGTAACTTTCAAACCATCAGAATAAGTCACTGTCCAATCAACCGATTTACCAGCTTTAACCAAAGTATCAATATCTTTAAAGTTATCACCTTGATAAATGATTGCAAATTCCATGTTGTCAGTATCTTGAATCCCTGCAATATAAGCCTTCTTTTCTGAACCTAAGTGAGTAACATCAACTTTTTCAGGATCAGCACCCATTGCTGGGATAGATTTTACCGCTGCAATTTCTTTTGAAGTTGAACCTTCTTTATAAGAAAGCACCGCTCCTTTTGATAATAGACCTGCAAATGTTGTCATGTTTATTTCCTCCTATTTCGAATAAACGTATTTTGTTTTGTTATCCACGATTGCGGATAGTTCAATAATGACACGCTTCAAGTCTGCTGTATTAGCGTCTCTTTGCGTGCCTGTAAAACCAATATCACCAAATTGCTCGATGACACTATTAACGATAGTAGTCAAACTACTTTTAGAATATAATTCAATTGTGATTGACCATTTTGTTTGAAGTTCCTCTCCACTTCCATCTACAAAATGTGGGTTGTTAACCGTTCTGTAAATTGCTGTAGGAAAAGTATTCCAAGTTGACGGATAATCAGCCGCTACTTTTTTAATCTCAGATATACCACTTAAAACGGAAACAGTAGCAACTTTAATATTTACTCTTTCCATTATTTAAGCTCTCTCAATTTCTTTTGGACATGCTCTTTGTATATCTCAGGCATTTGCGGAAGTATTTCTTTCAGTGATGGATATAAGAAAGGTTTTGCTGGCTGACCGTTTGTGATGTAGAATTCTTTGCCTTGAATAGTAATCTTAGGCATTCCATAGATTTCATTCAAGTCAATTCCAACTTCCTCAGCTGGAATAAACCAACGAGTTTGAGTATAAACTGGGTTAACACCTTCTGGTAAATCTTTAGAACTTGCTTGACCATTTGGACCAGTACCAAACTCACGATAAATGGCTTGAGCTTTATCCGACCAGACACGCCCAACTATTTTACCTTCCGCATTTTCTACAACCTCAGTCTTTAAACTTCCAATCAATTCTCCAGAACTGAATTTCATACTAGAAGCCAGTCTTAATTCTGCTGCAGAACGAACTAACTCTGTGATTTCGTAAGTCGCATCATTCACAGCATCATTTAAGATTTTAGGCATGGCATTAATTTTTCGTTTAAGCCTATCCAATCCTTTTATTTCAACTCCCAATTTCATCGTTCCTTTCTAACATCACATTGATGTGTGTAGAATAAGGTTGAATCGACTTGATTTTATAATCAGGGTCACTGTCCTTATCAACATACAGGCAAACGCCACTGTTTTCATCTCTGCCTTCTTTTAGCTCATCACCTTGATACTTACATGATTTCATGCTAGAAAGCTTTGAGCCGTAAATTGTGGCATTGACAGCACCACTTGCGGACTGAACATTCATTTCAAGAGCAACAGGACTTTCCCATGCTATTACATCATTGAATTCTTCGTCCTGCGTAATCGTTGCTCGTCTTAAATAGACAGTAATTAAGTCACGTTTCATCAGGCGCATAAAAACTAACCACCTTTCCGAGTCGATAACGATTCAAGCCACGCTGGATATTTAAAGGAATATCTTCAATAAAGGATTGAGAAACGCCACCTTCTGAACGACTAGACTCTCCCTCTGTGCTTTCACGATTAAAATTAATTGTGGCTAACTGTCGAGCATACAGCCACATTGAATCTAACATCTTATCCTGATTCGTATAATCAAGGACGAGAATAACCGCATCCTCAATTAAACCAGTAGCTTTATTGTCATCAACGCCCAAATCAGTTTTTAAACGTTCAATTGCTTTAGTTTTTGGTTCATTCTCTTCCATGATTACCTCATTCCATTATTCTATGCTGTAACAGTTACTGCACATACATCAGTTTTTGAGCCGTCAGTGGTAGTTACAATAATGTTTGCTGTACCTTCTGCAACGGCTGTGACTTTCCCATCAGCGTTTACTGTTGCAACAGCTTCAGCGCTAGAAGAATAAGTAACAGCTTTGTTAGTTGCATTGTCTGGGGCAATGGTTGCTGATAATTCTTTAGTGGCTCCAACTTTCATAGACGCTGTTTTTTGTGAAATCGTAACCCCTGTAACAGAAATTGGTGCAGCTTGAACACGAACGATTTTTGTTTCATCAACGATTGCAACAACATAATGTTCATCACCAGTGAATTGTGTTACTTTTTTAGTAATTTCACGATCAAATTCAACAAGAATATCACGTTTTAAGAATGTTTTCATTGCACCTGGTTTAACAGCAATTGGTGATCCGTCATTAATTTTTTTAGAACGAACAATTGTCCAACCAAGGACTTCACCAAATGCACCAGAAACAAGGATATTATCTCCGAGTTCAGAAGCACGGGTCCAGTTAACGCCAGCCGCTTGGCGCAAAGTTGCAGCATCTTTATATGAAACAAAAAGGACTCCTTGAGTAAATCCTTGTTCTTCGAGCGCATCAGGAGCTTCAACAAATGTATTTTCTAATTTGTCAATCAAATCAAGGTTAACATCGGCTACTACAGTAAGGTTTGCGGTACCAGCAACTGCTACAATTTCATTATCTACAGCCGATGCAATGGCCATACGGATTTGGCGTTGAATTTCCCCAACTGGATCACCATAACCTGAAAGAACTGCTTCATCAGTAATAGCCATCCCTTTAGCAACTTTTTTGATTGTGGCAGTTTGAGTTGCGGTTTGTAATTCGTCCATTTGAATCGCAGCACCTTCGGCAACGACTTTAGCATCACCAGAGTATTTAAATTTAGGCAATGTAATTGTTGAACCTGGTTGACCAGCAAGAGTTGTATCAATTGGAGCAATTCCTGAGAACTTAATAGCTTTAGGCAATTGAGCAGCTACCATTTGTCCCATAACTTCGGGGTCAACTTGTGAGTTCAAGAACGTTACTACATTGCCAGCAAAGCGTTGCAAGTTGAATTTTAGTTTTTTGTTTTTCATGTTTTTTCTCCTTATTTTGTAGCCTGTTCGTAGGCTTTTGGATTTGTTTTTTTCAGTGCCAGTGCTTCTTCATAAGTTAAGGTTGAAATATCAACTGGTTTCCCTGGCGTGGCACCTCCACCAAGAGGAGTATCAACAGAAGCTTTGAGTTTTTCGTTAACCGCTGCTTCTAAGGCTTTATCCCATTCAGCTTTGAAAGATTTGACATCTTTAATAGCTTCCTCAGCAGTATTTCCTTGAATACGAGCAGCGAAAGCACTTGGAATGCCAATTTCCTGAAGTTGTTTGCCTTTTTCTACAAGTAACTGTTCTTGGCGAAAGGCGGCTTTTTCTTGTTCAAAGTCATCTTTTTCTTTTTGAATCAGCGCTTGTTGGCGTTCTTCTTCCGAAAGTTTGGCAAGGCGAGCAGCTTCATTTTTTTCTTCTTCAAGTTTTTCTTGCCAACGAGAATGACGAGCGTTAACAATAGAGTCAACCTCAGTATTATCTTTAAGACCAAACTTTTCTTTGATTGCTGCAACTTGTTCATCGGTCAGATTATCAGCATTGAATTCAGGAGGAGTTTCTTGGCCAGTTCCTGCTCCACCCTCATCGCCTTCTTGACCTTCAGCAAATTGTTGTAAGTTGAGTTTGAGTAAACTGTTTCCGCATAATGTTGCGATTTTCATGTTATTAATCCTTTCCAATTGCTTTTAAAGTGGTTCAATGCTTGCACTTCCGAAGCTTTTAATGTCATCACGCTTGGACATAAGAAAAGCGCCTGTCAGTGACAAACGCTTTGTGTATTTAAGTAGTTGTTATTTCACGCATAACTGCGAGATATTAGATCACCTCATTTGCTACTTTTAAAATCAACATCTGGATGCATTGATTTTAATTTATCCATCCATTCGTTGTAAGTTGTACTTCCTTTAATATCAAATGTTTTACCAGTGATAGGGTCAAGTGCTTTGCGTACTATGTTATTTAGTCGCTCTGAATACATCGAAGCAACTGAGCGACACCACGGGTGAAAAGGTGGATATGTCCCTTCTACACCATTTACAACTGCTTCAGATATTAGAAAGACTTTGTGGTCTTTATGACGACAAATTTGTGATGTTCTCAAATCTAAGATTGCAATGATTTGATACTTTTCAACGCCATTATTTTGCCACGATTTGAGTTTTGCTTGATTCGCCATATAATTCGCTTCGGTACGAATCAAACGCCTAGCAACGTTAATTGAGCGGTCAAATTCACTAGCAATTGCCTTTGACATCTGAAATTCACTCATTCCAGTTAAAGCTTCAACCGTGAATAGCTGCTCTAACCGTTTAGCTAAGGCTTCTGTATCTCCCCATAATCTTTTAGAGTAATTACTTCCTAGCCAGTGACTATCAAGTATGTTTTCCACAGATTTAGTAGATAGTTCTTTGAACTTATAGTCTTTTTTATTCCAGACTTCTTTAACAATACCATTCTTAGCATTTGCTTGAGCTTTACGAATAATCGTTTCAGCAGTAGTTTCTTTGTAAGCTTCATCTATCGTATCAATATAAAAAGATGTCTGCTTATCAAGCTGAACATCTGCAATTTGTTTTGTTACTAGATAAGACTTTGCTTTTAAATCTTCTGCACGAGTAATTCTTGATTTAAGTGCCAGTCCTGTGAGCCGCTTTTTAGCTTCTCTTTGCAAGTCAGGATTGCTGATATCTTTAGCTAATCTTCTAAGCTCAACTAATTCAGAAACAGGAACAGTTTCATTAAGCATTCTTTTGGCTTCATCATCTGTCAGTTCCGTTTGCTGCTTAGTTCGACTAAATAATTTAGCAATCTGTTTTGTTAAATATGATTGAGCTTGTTTGTATGCCTGTGCTACGACTTCCTCAAGCTGTTTAGCACCGTCATTTACTTTCTTTTCGGCTTTAATCGCTCTTTTTTGCCAGTAGTCGGACATTTTTTTACTCCTCTACTATTACATGTTCAGGGTATTGTTCAGCAATTGACTTAATTCCATCATAAAGTATCTTAAGGCTTGCTAGTTCTTTATCCGTTGGATCAAGTATAAAATAGCCTTCATCACGCTCAAAAGTCTTACCAAAGGATAACAATGCATTGGTAACTGTGATATATAAGGCAGAAACCCCAGCACATACAATATCATTTCCAATATTTGCAAAGCCTGCATGGCCAGTCACTTGATACCAATAAATTTGGTTGTTTTTCTTTTTGAATTTAGCTGTAATCATTTAGCTTTTTTTGTTTTTGCTACTGGTTTTTTGACTACTTTCTTTTTGGTAGTAGCTGTTTTAGAAGCAGTTTTTGCCTTGGTTTTAGTTACTTTAGGGGTTTTTCCTGCTTTAGCATTAGTTTTTTGAGTTTTGTTTTTTGTTGTTTTTGTTTTGGCCATTTTCTTGGTCTCCTTTTTGATTTGTCTGATTGTCAGACTGTTTATTTTTGTTATCTTGATTTTCTTCCTCATTTTCATCAGGTGGATCATCAAGATTAGAGTGGCTGTCTTCTGACTGAACGCCCATAGCTTTCTGATTCATTTCGATAGCCTCCTCTTTTTCCTCTTGTAACTGTTCAAGAACTTCATCGACATTATCAATATCTGGTAGCCATGAAAGCAAGACTTTAAGAGGTAGAATTCCTGCTTGGTGTGCCTGAACGATTTGATTAACAATGTCAGTTGTATTGATTGGCAAATTAGGTTTGAGTTTAATCTTGATACCGTCAATATCAACATTGTTATTACCAATCTCTAAATAATTAGCAAAGAGAATCAAGCGTTGTCTAAGTCCTTTTATCATGTATCTTGATTTAACTGACATAAGCTGTAGCAATCCAAAGAGTTTGTACTTCATTGCCTCGCCCGAAACGTTTCCTGAGAAGTTTTTATCATTCATATTAGGCACATAAGTCACTTTATGAATATCTTCAAGTAATGAATCTCGTAATATTGCTACTGAACTTTCGTCCATTGTTTTTGTTAAATAACTTACGCTACTTTCACCTGGAGCATTTGTATTAATTAACAGTCTTTCTTTTGCTAAACGTTCACCATCTCCATCTCTTAAGTCAAATCCCAAGATAACCAAAATAGCATCCACAAAAGCTTCTTTATCGTTCAATCTGTCAGACTGGAGCAAGTTATAAGCATCAATTAAACTAATTGCTTGCTCAAAATCTCCTTGTCGTTCTTCGTTATTTCGATATTCAATAACAGGTACTGCTTTAAAATAATGAGGAAGTGCTTTGATTAATTGATAATCTCCGAAACCAATAGAAGCTGCTCTATATGTCAACACTCTATTGTCGTTGTAGTATTTAACAAGATAATAATCGACAGCACCCTGAAGGTTATATACTGGTTGATAATGCACTGCAAATAAAGGATTGGTATCAATCGTATCATCCGTAACGAGGAAAATACCCCTTGGATCAATACATTTAATGTCAGCAAACACTTTCCCAGTCTGTGGTTCTTGATTCATATAAATCAATTCATAACCTATACCAAATACTGACAAATCTTTTTCGAGTTCAGTATCATGAGAGACAATATCAACTTTCGTATAAGCATCAAGAATAGATTGAATGTCATCGCTGCTTGTATAAGCGACTGGATTTCCTACCATGAAACCAACGTTCATATCAGTTACATACTTTGCATGATTGACAACAACTTTATTATTAGGCGCCGCAGCACTATCTTTTGTTCTTTTTAAAATATCTTGCTTGCCATCATAATAATCAGATAGTTTTTCCAAACGCCAAAAATCACTTTGGTGCTGATTAATGCAATGATTAAGCAATTCAGAAGATGGGGTGTTTAAGTCACCTGCCATCTCTCTATTTATTTTAATTGCCATGTTTCTCCTTTAATAAAAACCAAAGCTTGCTTTAGAAGCAATAGTGGTCTTAACATTTCTCATATCTTCACTAAAAGCATACCTTGTAGCATCTATCGTATGGTTATCCTTATCTTCTAACCTTGGTTTAGGATTACCATCTTTATCTACTTGATAGTCTATGTTTTCAAACTCCCAAGCTATTTTAGGAGTTCTTCGTGGATCAATACAGATAAAATCTAAATCATCAAGCCATTGTTCACCATATTCAACACTATCAGGTCCTTTTTTAACACCTTTAATGTGCGGAACGTTGTGTTCAGTCTTAAGTTCAGCTATGCTCTTAGGTTCAGCAGAATCAGCAAATATCGTATCACTAGAATAATTTTTCTTGTGCAACCATTTCCCATATTCTCTATTACTTATTTTTTGACCATAAAGCTCGTCAATTGCGTATATTCCATTCTTTTTCTTGTCATATTGCCACCTTACGTGAGCTAGTGGGTCAGTAGCATAACCGAAGTCAACTGCATTGCGGATATTATCAAAGTTTGCAACCATATCATCAGTAATTGAACCAGGCACAACTTGTAAATTATCAAACGGTACAACTCCAGAACCAATTGCTTTTCCTAAATATTCCCAGTCATAGCGTCTTTCGCTTCTAGCTTTAGTTGCTTCAGCTTCCTCTATGAACTCTTTAGAAATAAACGGGTTATCATGATAAGTAGAATGATGAACAAAAGTATTAGCTGGTTGAAATGATGATTCATATTTCTTATTAACCCATGATTGTTTACGCTTTGGTGGGTTATAGGAATAGAAAAACTTATAAAAAAGACCATCATCTAATTCCCCACGTAGAAGTGAGTTAGTGATAGTTGTTACTTCATCTTCGCTTTTAAATTCTGCTAGTTCTTCAATCCAACCAATTGCAAAAGGAAACTTACTATCTTTTAATGACTTAATTCGTTCAGGGTTTTGTGCTCCTCTGAATATCATATAGTTTCCACGTGGAATATAAGTAATTCTCAAGGGTGACTTATTGAACTTAAATAAATGAGTCACGCCCTGTTCTTCAATAGCCCACTTCATTTGCTCATAGATTGACTGTTCTAACGTATTATCAACATAACGGATACCAACTGCATTAACCGCATATCTCATTAACAATTGAGTAATAATATGTGCAATGTCAGATGATTTACCTGAACCACGCCCACCTTTTTCAACGATATTTAAGATATTACTATTTAAAGCCGCTCGCCAAGTAGAAGCAAATGCCTTAGGAATGAATTCAGATAGTTTAGCCATCGTCATCACCTAAGTCATCAACGAACACAGGAGTTTCAGTCACTTCAATTTGTTGTTTGTCAATAAATGCTGCATTAATTTTATAGAAGTGTTCTAATGCTTGGTTTCTCTCTTTAAAACCCGCTGAATACTCACTCACTTCACGCTCAATAATTTCATTTGTTTCAGGATCACGTAGCACTTTTTCAAATCGCTGTGGTTCTCCCTTTGCAATAGAAGCTGTAATAGCTAAGGCTTCTTCCATTGTCAAATGGCGCTCCAGTTGAATCTCTTTCAGCTTATTTTTGATGTACTCAGAGACTTTTCCACCTTTTTCCACCAATTTTTCTTGAGCATTTTTAGCATAATTCTCTTTGTATCCTGCTTTTAAAGCTGATTGATAAGCATTACCTGTGATGATGTACTCATCAGCAAATGCTTGTTGCTTAAGATTTAATCTACTCATTTTCCACCACCTTTCTCCAACAATAAAAGGCTGCCCAATGGACAACCTGTATTAAAATAATAATGTGACTGAGTGAGATTCGAACTCACGCCTCTGCATTAAAAGTGCAGTGTCTTAACCCCTTGACCATGCAGCCACTAATATGAAGCAAATTCAACCTTACTTTTCCGAAATTTGTGCTTTTGCCTTTTACTTCATAATACCAGTATATCAGCAAAAACAAGGGTTGAGGTGCCAATTTCATGCCAAAAACGTGCTATTTTTCTCCCAATTTGTCCCATGATTTCAGATAAAACTAATAATATGAGGGTCAATGTCTTTTCTAAAGCGATAATAAATAAACTTAGCTTTCTTTTCTGAAATCTCAATTCCTTCGTTATCAAGTTCCATTATCACTCTGTACCAAGTAAGACCACCGTAACCAAAGTGTTTCAGCCTTACAATTTCTTTTTCATTATAAATCAAGGAGTCATACCATAGGTTGAATTGGTACATGAGGTCTTTGAGCTTGATGTATTCCTCATCATTTTCAAGCGCTTCTTTATTTAAAACATGACTTTCAGGCTCCGAACCACCAGAATAAGCTGTACGGATGCCTAAATTATCTACTTTTTGTTTATAAAGATATCTGCTTTCAATTGATTTTATTCTGGCTTCAAGTCTGCCATTTACGTAATCTCCAATAATTCTATCTAACTTATCTGCCATTAATCAAATTCTCCTTTTGTGGTATAATTAAGTTAGAAATTCAGTTGCCGAAGCCCATTGCCGTGGGCTTTTTTGTTTTCATGTAATACCCATAGATTTTAATATCAATCCTATAATCAAACATGACATTGCGAATAAGAGTACATAGTATTTTGTTTTTTCGTAGAAATAAGTAACTCCATGAGTAATTGGTTTATAAATACTTCTATCAAAAGCTTTACCGGCTTTTTCTATGAAATTACAGACCATTTCCATTTTATTCCCTCCAGTTGAGTTTAGCGAGTTCCTAGCTCAGTATGATATAATACGTGTGACCACAAAAAAATATAGAAAATATTTTTTATCACACCCGCTCGAATTTGGTCAATTCGGGCATTTTTATTTTGGAATAAATTATTGGTCTGTGTGCTATAATGTTGATGACCAAAATAAAAATCGCAGTATTCTTCAGTATTTCGCTCGAACTTGGTCAGTTCGGGCATTTTGTTATAATTAAAGATTTTTTAATAAATCAAATTTTATAGTTGTCAATTAATCAGTGGTATAATAAATGTGACCATTTAATATTAACTAATAATTTTTACAACAATCGCTCAAGCTTGGTCAACTCGAGCTTTTTTGTTATAACTTATTTTTATTATGGTATAATGTAGTAGACCTAAATTTTAAGAATAAAATTTAAACCTAGAACATATAACTCGAACCTGGTCAGTTCGGGTTTTTTTATTTTGGTATGAATTATAGTTATATGTGCTATAATATTTAAGACCAAAAAAATTCGCAATATTGTTCAGTATTTCGCTCAAGCTAGGTCAGCTTGGGCTTTTTTATATTTCCTTTTATTTAAATCATATTGCTTGTACTTGGTTAGCAATAGTTTTAAAATAAAATTGTACAACCAATACAAACTATTTGAAGGAGGACTAACTCATGAGCTATGTCGTAGATAAAAGTGGTGACTTCAGTGATTATCATGAAGTACACAAGGGAACTTGCCCTAATCGCCCAAAAGTTAATGATTCATATCTTATTGATGGGGATTTTGAAAATGATATCGAAGCAATGGAATACATTCGTAGAACTTATCCATCACTTCAAATTAGGCCGTGTTCATCTTGCATGGATATATCATCACGTTAACTTGTTATCCCTCAAAGCCCATATCTTTGATTTGGGCTTTTTTTGCGTTCAATTATCCTTCCATAAATAGAGAATCATAATTAAGATATAAAGAAATTGTCTTGTTTCAGCCAATCCCCAATTTCTAGAAATATGTTCAAATATGAGGTAAAAGACTGATAAACAAGTTGCTCTTATTAACCCTTTGATAACTTTATCTTTCATCTTTTAGTCTCCTTATAATCTTGATACAGACCTTCGAATATTGCTGTAGCACATTGTAACGTAGCCAGTCCTAATTCAGCAGCAGAACCTTTGAAGTCTGTTCCGTCTTCATTCCATCCAGCGATTGAGTAAGGATACTCATTTTCTGGATGAAAAATGATATGTAATTCTTTAATCATGGTCTACCTCCCGGTATATCTTCAACGTAGCATTTCATATCTGCACCTAACCCAATAGGTGGTACATCAATAGCTGAAACTGTTGTATTTGAGGGATGTAAGCTTTTGCCAATATCTATAAAAGCTTTTCCTATAACCATTGATATGTTTGATACAGCGATTTTGATACCATTGAAAAGTTTGATGAAAGTTTCAATATTTGGAGCATAACTCTTAATTAACCTATGCTTAATCCTCAACCATTTAATTTGTCGTTTTTTAGTTGTTTGTCTTTGTTTCTTCCAACTTGCTTTCATTCAATCCCTCCCCACCAGTCATTGACCAGCGATATTAGTTTGTCGGTCATATAATAAATCGGCTTTCCAAACCGTATCTATCTTTCATATAGTTAACCGCATAATCTTTAAGTTCTTCTGAGCACATAAAATTGAATGAACCTGATGACAGTGTTCCAAAACCTTTACGTTCAATTCGTGATGCTCTAGAAAATCTTAAAACACATTTAGGCGGATATCCTAAAATCACTCCCAAGGCATAATCTTCTCCATATTTGTTGGCCATATCAGTGTACTCGTGTATTTTTTGTGGAGAATCAACAATTAATACACCTAAAGCTCCTATCTCCAACATTGAATGCCCACGTTTTATTTTATTAAGAGATGACTTTAAGATGAATATAGAATCTCTATGTCCTTTATTAAAAGCTTCAATTTCTTTAAAAATCACTTTCATCCCTCCCCCACTTTCACTAAATCAACTCCGAGGGCTTTGCCTGCGAGGTAGGCGTTCATAATAGCCCACCATTTTTCATTGTTTTCACACCATGAAATAAATTCATCGCTTAGATCACAAAACGGTTCAGGGTCTGAAATAATATGCTTTTTCTGTGCTAATGTTTGGAAAACCCCATAATCATCCAAAGCTTTTTCTTCGATTTCATCCGCAATGCTTTTTGAAATCGTGAACTGGGGAGATTTAACATATTTAATCGCCGTTTCTTCATAAATAGGTTCATCAGCCCAAGTAACTTCCGCTAATTCGTTGAAATTACAATCTTTGTCAGTATCTCCAACAATCAAATAAATCTCATTTGGTGCTGTTTTTTCTAATTCACTCATCGCCGCTCCCTTCCTTAACATTAATGAAATCAACCGAACTAAGACGAACCCAAGTCACAATTCCACTCACTTTATTTGTCACTTTAACAAATGGATCGCCCACTGTTGGGAAAGCATCTGGTACTTCATGAAAACTAATGCTACAACTTGGTTCTGACCAAACATCTCTGTTTGTTCCAATTCTAATTACTTTGCTCATCGCCGCTCCCTTCAAGTTCAACAACTGATACTTTTCCCCAATTTCTAGGACAAATAGTAACAATATCCGGAATTTTAGAATTGGCATCACTTCCACGAATTTCTTCATAAGTTGGTCTGAACGAAATTATTTCTTCGTTGCCTTTTCTAAAATTGTCTAAAAACTGGTACCATCTCTCGATAGGAAAATCATCAGTCCTGTAAGTAATATCAATGTATGGATTAAAAAGTCTTATTTCAATCATCATCCCCTCCAATCGCTGCGAGTGCTTTTTCAGCTGAATTTTTCATGACATTAACACAATTACTGAGGTGTACATAGCTTCCTTTTTTAAGGTTCGGATTTACATCTAATATATTTTTAAAGAAATATCTCGCAGTGTTAAGCTGTTCTTGGAGTTTTTCAACTGAAAGTTTGTCAGTGCTGACAGTTTGTTTATCAAAATAATATTCAATGCTATAAATTGATACTTCCTTAGTAGGCTTAATACCAAGCTCACATAAATAAGCCTGAATATCCTGAGCTGTTAGAGTATACTTTTTTGTTTTTTTAGTCATTCAACCACCCTATTTTTTTCTTTGTGTTTTTCAATCTAAAAGAATTTCCAGAAATACTCCAACCAACATCGCAATCCCCATTTATATCACTCCCTGAAATTGATTCATTGCGGTAAGATTCAAACGCTACCCAGATATTCCCACATGCGTCTTCGATTTCTGTTCCAACAGGAACTTTTGATGCTCTGATTCCTTTGATTTTTTTGGGATATAAGGTCATTTACTATCCTCAACTTCTTTTATTTTTTTAATCTGTCTTTTCATATAAAGTTGTAACTCACTAAGCGCCCTTTTCTGCTCCCAAAGGCTATCAGCAATCATGATATCTCTATAATATCGGTCAATATTTTCGTGAACATCTTTCTTTATTTCTGATAGCACCTTTGAGGAATTCATAGCAAACTTGCTCATTCTCCGTCCTCCACAGGCACAGGAATCTGTTCATAGCTCCCAGTTTGCATGCTGTCGATTTCTTGCTGGGTGAAAGCACAGTATTCTTTTGAAGGGTATATGCCTTTAGCTGACATAGTGTGAGAAAGTCTATGCTCTCCATTTTCTGTCAAATCAGTATGGATATATTTTTTTAGATATAAATCATTAATTGAGTTCCGTTTACTCATATCAATGTGCTTCAAATAGAACAGCTGCGGTTTTTCGATTTCATATTTGCCAGTGATAAATGCTAGAGCGAAAGTTTCATCATTTCCTTCGTTGCCTAACCATTTTAAAATCTTCACTGATAGCTCTTCATGCATAGTAGAACTTAATTTAAAAGTCAAAGCAGCTATTAAACCATATCCCATACCCTTACAATGCTCAATCCACTCCCCCACACACTCAGGCACGACTGGCAGGGCTTGATGTTCTTTTAATAAACCTGTATCTTTCAATTCATTTAATAACTTTTTCATTCCAACACTACCAGCATTATTTCCATAAAGATTTATGCTGACTTTTTCGTAGGTTTCTTTTACTTCTTCTTCAAACTTAGTCATTTTTCGTGTCCTCCAAGACAAATGGCATAAACCACTCGCCTCTGTTTAGTTGTATCTGTGCTACATCTTCTTTTTTACATTGGTTCAAAGCTCTTCGTAACTCCAAGTTCTCATCTTTAGATAATTCAATTACGATATCTTCACCAATGTAACTTCCTTTAGTGAATTTCATCTCACACCTCACTTCGTCGCATTGACAGCATCGTCTGATAAGTCTTTAGTCTGTTGTGCATCGGTCACGGCTTGAGATAGCTCGTCAGTCTTTTGTTGAGCGGCAACTAGCTTTGAGTTCAAATCACTAATCTGTTGATCCATATTCGCTTTATCTTGGTTCGCTTGATTTAATTGTCTAACAACTTCTTCTTTTTGCTGATTAAGTGCATTCAGTTGATTTTGATAATTAGCAGCTTGATTTTGCAAGTTTGAGTTATCTTGATTGATTTGGTTTTTCAACTGGTTGATTTGGTTGTTCAATTGATTCAATCGGTCTGCATATTGCTGTGAGCTATTATTAGCCTGTTTAAGCTGTTCGTTTCGGTCTAGCAAGCGTTGCTTCAAAATAGAGATATTCTGTTGCACAGCGACCATATTTTGATGCCCTGACCATGCATTAGCCGCATAAGCTCCAAAAGTTGCTGAACCAAAGATTCCTGCTGCAACTACTGCTGTTGTGATTAATTTTTTATTCATTGTTTATCCTTTATTTTCTTGAATTAGAGCTGTTCTGCCAGCTCTTTTACTACTAACTCAACTTTCCACATCTTCGTATCTCCAGAAAGCCCACCATGCTCAAAGCTTGTTCTGCGAATAACGTTATAATTATCATCATTCCAAATTCCAGCATCTGTCAGTCCATCAATTAATGCCTTAGAAGTCGGTTCATAATTTGGTGGATCATATTTAAAGCGTTTAGGTGGATAAATTACTACGAACACATCACACCGGTGCTTCTCATGAAATTGCTCAAATACTTCGTCTGACTGGTCTAGCCATTCATGAGCTGTTCGGCATGCAATCCGTCTTAAACGCTGTTTAGTATTATTGGCTGCAATTCTTGAACCATAAGTTGTGCCTTTGTTATCATTCTCATTTATCATTTCATTTCTGAGAAAGTTAAATTCAAATTTCATATATTGACCTTTTTAAACTATTTTTATTTTTTCGTACTCATCCTCAACACGTTTTCCGTGTTCCATGTGCCAAGGCGAAATACGTTTTGATACTTCTGCAACGCTCAAAATAGTTATTGATGAAATAAACATCCATGGGCTTATCAATAATCCATTTTCCTTAGCCCATTTAAGCCATCTGTCGTAATGATCTGGAGTGATTCCCTCACAGACTCTACTAGCAAGTTCAAGATAATACTTTCTGAGGTCATCCATTACGTAACCCCATTTCTCCAACTAGTTTGTACATTTCGTTTTGAGTCATTCCAGTTGTATCAACACCAGCTTTAATTAATCTACCCTCATCAGTCCATTCAGGAGCTTTTTTGACTGGCTTTTGCTGCTGGAATTTATTCTGATTGTTTTGAGATTTATTTTGAAAGCTTACTTCCTCAGCTTTTGCCTGCTCAAGTGTTTTTATTCCTTTATTATTCCACGATTTAAGAATACCTTGTGCATACCCGTATTCTCGTTGTCTTTTTACCGCTCTTTTGACTGCTTCAATGATTAACTCAAGACCATAATCTTTTAAATCAGCTTTCAAGTCATCATAAAGAATTGGTTTTACTATTCCAAAGTTTTTTTGGTAAAGTTCAATTAAATTTTTAAAATCAGAATTTGTTGAAGTAGCTGTGCTTGCTTCTACTTCTTTATCTATCTCTTTCTCTATATCTATCTCTAACTCTGTTGGACAGTGGTTGGACAACGGTTGGACAACGTCCAACTTTTCGGTTTTTCCTTTTTTTCTATTCTCTCTTTGGTAACGTGCCCAATTGGTTTCTTGGTCAATCAATGCATGTACTTGTAGCATATTTGCATTTTGCTCATTATCAAATTGAATCAATCCATATTTTGAGAAGAAAGCTAAAGCCATTTGTACTTGCTCTACATCTTCATCTAGTGATGTAGCAAGTTCTTCGGCTAGATTTTCAAAAGCTCCTTCGTAATATAAATATCCGTTTGTCGCTAAAGATTGTAGCATCAGTCTTTGATACACAATGACCATAGTATCGCTAGTTTTTCTCGCTTTTTTTATAATTATGTTCTTATAAAAGTTTTCATCTAGCTTTAACCAAAAATAGATTTTGGTTTTATTTTTTTGTGCCACGAACACTCCTTTCTTCTATATTTATTTCAATTTTTATTTTTCAAATTAAAGGCTGGGGAATGTTGCGCATTGCCTATCCCCTCGAATTTAAGCATTTGTTACGCACGCTGCACCTGGTTGTTAATTAAAATGGTAGGTCTTCATCGTTGATTTCCATCGGAGCACCTCCAAAGTTTGGATCGGGTTGTTGGGCTCTTTGTTGAGCTGATTGTTGTTGATTTTGATAATTAACTTGAGGTTGTCTTTGGTAGTTACCTTGGTTATGTTGCTGTGGAACAGTATTTTGTTGTCCCTGATTTTGGTAATTATTTTGGTTTTGATTGTAATTTCCTTGTTGTCCCTGATACTGCCCTTGTTGTTGCTGTTGTTGACCTTGGCTTCTACTTTCAAGAAGTTGGAAACTATCTGCAACAACTTCAGTAACGTAAACACGTTGTCCTTGTTGATTTTCATAGTTTCGAGTTTGGATTCTACCAGTGATACCAATCAAGCTTCCTTTATGTGTAAAATTTGCCATATTTTCAGCTTGTTGTCGCCAGATAACACAGTTAATAAAATCTGTTTCACGTTCTCCATTGGCATTTTTGAAAGAGCGACTCACTGCAAGCGAGAAAGTTGCTGTAGCTTGATTTTGTGGAGTATATCTAAGTTCTACATCTTTAGTTAGTCTTCCGACTAAAACTACGTTATTTATCATTTTTTCTCCTTAATTAGAAATTTCTTGGTGGATATTGTCCCTGTTGTTGATAATTGTTTCGTTGTTGGTTTTGATAATTCCCACGTTGTTGTTGATTATTTTGTGATTGTTGCTGTGGTTTATCACCACTTGCTGCATTACCATCATCATCTTCATCACTTGTAATACCGAAAGCGCAACATAGGCTATATCTTTTGGCATAAGTTATTGCGGAGCCTAAAGCCTGTGGATCTGGTTTTACTGGTTTAACCTCAGAACCCCCAATTATTAAGTATTGACCACTTTCATGAGTTATTATTGTATTAACTCGATTTTCAGCAATTTCTTGCAAATAACTTAAGCCAGTATCTACGATTGCTTTATCTATAGTCTCTACAACATTTTCAAGAGGAACATAGTTTTTCTTGAAAAATGGATTTTGTGCATCTTTCAGAGGCTGTTTGAGACTTTTTCGGAATTTGGTAAGTGCTACAAATAACTCTTTTACAGATTCTGACTTTTCCATAATTCACCTCACGCATCCCATTTAAGAGGTGCTTTCTTATCTTTATAAACAATGGACTGCTCAAGCTCTTGTTCTATTCCATCTCCAAACTTGCTCTTGAGTTTAGTTAAAGTAATTGGCTCTACACAATCCCAACCATGAGCTTTAACTAAGTCATATTTCTGTTTATTAGTCATGGTTAAAACCTTTTGTTGTGCTGCTTTACCATAACTCAAACGATTAAATTGTTGTCCTTCATCAAGCCGCTTTTTAACCTCAGTTTCGCCCTTTTTATAAAGGTCAGCTATAATCTTTGCTTGAGCTAAGAATTCTGTAAGTGTGATATTATCCATATCTTTTATAGCTGATGGATTCAAGTCAACCCTTTGTCCATCTCCATCTACTGGTATAAGTTGTAATTCCATAATGTTCTCCGTTTCTGATTTTTGATGAAACGTGATATAATCTAGGTATTAAAATATAAAGACACATCACGTCTTAGTCCGCATTCCTAGTGCGGTTTTTTTTAGTTCCAAACTTTTTTCCAGTCTGAAATACATTCGTTAAGCATTGCAGCTTTATCAGCAGCAAGCTCTTGTTTATTCTTTTTGCGTGAAGTCATGTAAAGACTTCCGTCTGGACGTTGCCAAGTTTCAAAAACTACTACTCCACGATTTTCTCGTTTGATTAAATCATGATAGATTTGTCCAACTGATGTTGGCAACACTCGAACTTTACGTCCGTTTATGATTGTTGTTTCCATTATTCCCCTTTATATGTATGCGTTTTAATCCTCCGAGTGCTATAATTACTGTGAGCAGATATTTGCGGTATTTGCTTAGTTCTATGGAAAGGAGGTATGAGTGATGAAATTTTCACAAGTCCAAGATTTGGAATATCTTTTTAAGAGATTAAAAATTAATAAAAATATTGTTTTTAATTTAAATGGTAGGCTTGCTACAGCTAAATTTATAAATTATGATGAGCAAGGTTCTCCAGTTAAATTCTATACTCGTGGAACATGGGTGGGATATCATAAAGAATATCGTTTTGATGATATTTATAATTCTTACTTCGACCATTTTGTAGCTTCTACAATTAGCTACGATAATCCTAGCTGGGTTAACACTCCTCTTTTTGCTTTACAAATTTTAAGTAATTTTGTTCAAGAACGAGAAGCTATCAAAAGTGAATTCAAGCATATACTTTATAATGTTCGATTTTTAGATAGTGAAGAAAGCTATGATTTCTATCTCGTAGATAATGATTATGATTTTGAAATACTTTCTCTTATTGATTAAGTTTCAACTCTAATTGGACACTATTAATTTTATGAATAGTATCTACTATTTCCGATGCCTGTTCCCTTAATTTTTGGGATAGGTTTTTTAATTCTTCAAGCCCTTCCGCTTCAATTTCAACTTTGATTTTTACATTTTCCATAAATCTCTCTTTTCTAGCGGAGCACCGCATTTAATTTCTTAGCAATGAGCTTGATTGCTCTAATGTTTTGTGTGATTAAGTCGTGGAATAGGTCAAACAGGATTTCGCCCGTTTCTGGGTTGACTATGTATGTGTAAGTCATGAGTACCTCTTTTCATTTGATAACCGATTGGCGCTTTTTAAGTTCTTGCTTATACTCAGGAGTATTTACAAACTGCATGAAATCTCTGATTTCTTTGTATCGAAATCTACGTCCATTCATGAAAATACCAGACTTGAATTGTGGAAATAGCTCCATTGCCTTTCTACGTCGATAAACTGTTTGGTCATGGATGGAAAACTTTTCCGCTACTTGCTGAGTAGTCAAGTAATCATCATCTTTATATTCCATCTGAACTCCTTTCTAAGCTTCAAAATCAAAACTAGTTTGTGAGTTCAATCCGCGAATTTCAAGCGTTGTATTGAACGATGGTTGCCACATGTCAAGATATTCTGTTGCTTCGTCATAACGGCTTAGTGGAATATCGCTATATTTCACAACATCGAAGTGATTGTTCAAATCTTTATAAAATTCTCTGAACACCTTAGCTCCTAATTTTTTATGAGCGTTTGAATATTTACCGCCAGTAAACATATAAACTTTGCTTGCTACTTTCTTTTGCAAAACTTTAGCTTTATTTGATGGAAGTCCGAATCGGTCAGTTAAATCAAGAACTGAATTTTCAATTTGTTCGACCTTTTTGTTCAAGTTCACATTGCCTTGAGCAAGTAATGCAATTTGTTGTTCTGGAGTTTGCGGTAAAAGCTGTTGTTTGAGTTCTTTTTCAACTTCAATGAAATATTGACGAGCTTGTTTCCCTTTTTCGTTACGCTGAATCATGGAAATTTCTTTTGCCATGTCAATTTTTAACGCATGATCAACACTTGGACGACCACCTAGTTTTGAACTTTTTTGTTCAAAACCTATAAAATCAACGTTTTCAGTAAATCCATATTCTGCCATTCTTTCAAACCAAATATGATAAGGAGTTTTGACTTCTAAAAATTCATGTAGTTCACGACCGCTTACTACTTGATCGTTGTTTTCGTTTTGTGTGATTGTAATTAATTGATTCATTGTTTTCTCCTAATCTAATTCAATTCCTAAAATATCAGCAGCAAGCCAAATCTTTTGACCTACTAAGTCAGCAAATTCTTTTCGAGTGATTTGTTCTCCGTCTTCATTTTGAATTCCATAGTCCGAGAAGACTGCTTTAATTAATTCATTTGCTTCGATAAGTGAAGATTTAACTGTTACTTCTTGTTCGTCATTTTCATTTGTGAAATTTTGTAATTCTTTCATGCTTCACCTTCCTAACTAGCTTTTTCAAAGCCACGTTTCGTGGACTTTTTGTCTAAAAAAATATCATCAATTCGTTTATTGAACTTGGAAGCAATCAAGAACATTTCTGCCCCCCACCAATCACTTTCTCCGAGTTCTTTTTTTCGATAAGTTTCTGGTGTTGTCCCAATAAGTTCTGCCATTTCTTTTCGAGATATTTTTTCGTCTGCTCGCAGAGCAATTAATTCTTTTTCTACTGCCATACTGGCTCCTTTCTGTTTATTAAATTTCTGCTTTCGCAGTAAGGGAAGTTCAGGAATCGAACCTGTTCGCCAGTCTTCCCTGCTCATTGTGAGCGATATCATAACTCCGTGCTATAATGTAAGTGACTAAACTAAAATTATATTGGAGGTTTTATGAACAAAATTAAAAAAATAAAATTTTTAGAAAGCCTAATTTATTTGTTGGTAATTTCATTTTTTATAATTACTTTTTTTATAATTATTTCTTATTTTTCTACGCTTTTAAAAATTAAGTTACCTAGCGATCCTGCTATTTCGGTAATTACTAAAATAGATTACTTAAATCTTGTTAAACTTTCTTTTTTTGTTGGAGTTGTTTATTTTTTTCTGTTTTCCCTTCCTGAAATGTTCATTCTATTTAGAGTGCGGAAAAGCGGGAGAGAACTTGAAGATTTGAATAATAAAGAAAGAAAATTAATTGAGACTCTTTTTAGAATATTATTAGGAAGCTATATTCCCACAGTTGCGCTATTTTCTTTATCAATCGATCAATTTTCATCCATTGTTGAAATCTCAGCTCTCTTTACCATTTTCATCTTCTTTTTCAACCTCGTAAAGACTAGTAAATGAAGTTAATGTCCTATCCACCATAAAATTTATCCCAAGTATTAAAACCACTAGAGCAATAATGGCTTTAATCAAATCATTAATTGACATATAAATCACTCCTCTCCGCCCCTATGGGGCTTTTTATTTGCCAAACTTGCTACTTACGCTGAGTTGAATACAACGTGTAACTACATTCACAGAAGCTTCGCAACTGTTTTGTTTGTTCGCTTGTTTGACTTTATGAGTTAATTATAGTCCACTTTTCGTGGTTTGTCAAGAAAAAAACGTCATTTAACTAAAAAAGTTTGCAAAACGTGGTTTTTTCTTATATAATGTGTTTATGGAAATTGAACAAATCAATAAATATGTAGGTTCTAAAATTAAAGACTACCGAAAATATTTTGGTCTGAGTCAAGAAGAACTAGCTAAAAAAATAGGAGTCGGAAAAACTACTATATCAAATTATGAGGTAGGCATTCGTTCTCCGAAGAAACCTCAACTGATAAAACTTTCAGAAGTATTTGACGTTGCAATTGACGACTTCTTCCCTCAAACCGATTCAACAAGGATAAATGTTTCTTCTATTCTATCCGAAATTAATAAAATCAGTTCACAACTCGAAGAGCCTCGTCAAAAAATAGTTCTTGATACTGCTTCTTCTCAATTGGAAGAGCAAGAAGAACAGAAATCTAAAATTGTTTCTATTAAAAACGAACAAGAAAAATTTGACCTTGCAGATTTAGTGGATGATAATAAAGTTGATTGGGACAAGTGGGTTTCATTTGATGGCAGACCTCTAACTGATGAAGTAAAAGAAGCTATGAAAAAAGCTCTAGGAAAAGAGCTAGAGGACAAATAGGAGGTTTCTATGAGCAGACAGGAGCTTTTAGAATATCTCCTAAAGGAAATTGAAAAATGTGGATTTAAGATTGTTGATGTTGGATTCTTTCCAGTGCCCGCAGCCGTAAATGTTGATAATAAGATAATGATTTACAACTCTAAAGAAGCATCTCCTTTTGAGATTGCTCATGAACTAATTCATATTTTAAATAAAGATAATCATCGCGGAGATTACTTTGACTCTACTAACCCTCAGGAAGTTAGAGCGAATCATGAAGCCGTTCTCCTTCTTTGGGAAATATTTGAAGCTAACGGGGGAAGCTACGAATATTTTAATGTATTTGTAAATACAACAAATACACCTTTTGAATTGGCTGAATCAATCATAAAAAATGAATATTTAGAGATGCATGAAGCTATCACTGAAATATTTGAAGATGAAATAAAAGTTAGCATTAACAAACAAGAGATGCATGAGTATATTGTAGACTACATAAGTTATTTTGATGTAATTGAGACTGTTAGCATTTACGAATTTTTAGATCGATATCATTTAAGTCATAATTTCTACGAAATGGCAAAAAAAGAATTCCAACAACTATTGGGAACTACTTAAAAACTACGAGCAATATCTTGAACCTCGTTAAAAGCTAGGTTAGGAGATATAATATTTATGGAAAAGAAAAAAGAGTCAAAAGTTTTAGCTATTATAGCTTTAATTATTGGAATACTTGCGTTAATCCTATCTTGGGTGCCTATTGTAAATAATTTTGCAGCAATCTTAGCAGTCGTTTCTGCTATTCTTGGATTAATTGCTATTATCATGAATAGAAAAAACAAAAAAACTTTGAGTATTGTTTCTTTTGTTATATCAGTTTTAGCTTTTATTATTGTCTTAGCTACTCAATCTATGTATTCAAATGCTATAGATAACGTTGGTAAGAAAGTGAATAGCGATATTTCAAGTTCGCAAAAGAAAGCTGACGAGAACTTTAAGTGGGCCAAAACTGACTACGATGCACTAGTGGTTGGTGATACTATGACTGGAGCTGGCGGGACAAACTATGATGGACTTGAAGCAAAATTTGGCACTCCATCAGATTCAAATGAATCATCTAGTGGAGATTATACCGTCAAAGATGTATCTTGGAATAATATGGGGGCTTCAAAGTATAAATCAATCTCATTAACTTTTGTTAAACAGGCAGATGGCAGCTGGCTCTTGTCACATAAATACCAATCAGGATTAGAATAAACTAAAAAATCCACCCTATCTTTGGACGGACGAGGGTGGATTTAAACTATAAAGTAGTATAAAGGCTTCAATAAGCTTTTTTACTATACCATTCTATCAGAAATGAGGTATAAAAAGCAAATGTGGGTAGAAGATTTACCTAATGGCAAATATAAGTATTGTGAGCGCTATACAGATACTAAAGGTAAGTTAAGGAAAGTATCAGTAACACTAGATAAGAATAGCTCTAGGGCGCAAAATGAAGCATCTAGGCTATTGTATAATAAAATAGATGCAAAGCTTGAAAAAGAAAAACAAAAAATTGAAGATGAGCAAAATAAAATAGCTTCTATCACTTTCTGGGAAGTCCAAGACGAATATTTTTCGATTTATGAAGAAACCGTAAAAGCTAAAACAGCCTCATTAAGAGATACTGCAAAGAAAAAAATTAGAAGTTTAGTTAGTGAAGATACTTTATTATCAGATGTTAACTCTGTTTTTATTTTAGAGATATTGGAAAAACTATATTATAAGGAAAATTATTCTTATTCTTATATTAAGACACTTAAGGCATCTTTTAATATGGTTTTAGACTACGCTATATCAAAAGAATACCTGTCAGTTAATCCTATTCCTAATGTTAAAATCAAAAAGAAAGTCTTAACATTAGAACAAAGAGAAAAGAAAAAAGAAAAATATCTTGAGCGTAGCGAATTAAAACAAGTCATAAAAGATATGGCAGTAATAGATAAATCAACCGCATTGTTAATTGAATTTATGTCACTTACAGGTCTAAGATTTGGAGAATGTGTAGCAATTCAAAACAAGAATATTGAAAATAATGTTTTACATATAAATGGTACATGGGATAGTGTTTCTAACTCTAAAACAACAACTAAAAATATTTATTCAGATAGAAAAATCACGCTACCCAAAAGATGTCTTCAAATAATTGATGAATATCCTTTAAAATATCCAAAGAATAAAATAAGCAAAGATAATTATATATTTATTTATAAAAACAATAAACCATATAACATTTCTGTTGTGAATAGCAGACTAAAAAAAATAAATTCATCTAAAAATTTAAGTACACATATTTTCAGGCATACTCATATTGCTTTATTAACTGAGCTTGGAATACCTTTGAAGTCCATCATGGAAAGAGTGGGTCATAATAATCCTCAAACAACTCTTTCTATATATTCTCATGTAACTGAAGAAATGAGCAAAAATATAATAGAAAAACTAAATGAAATAGACCTCTTAAATTAG